ACTACTTCTGGAACCGTGTCTTCGTTAATCGATACCGAGTACTCTCCATTAGCAGTCCTGGATAAGCCCTCAGCATCCATTTTCTTTAAGAGCGCCAGGTCAATTTCGTCCTGGGCTGTTTTCAAATCTTTAAGGCGAGTATTGAGGAGCTCGGTTTCGCGCTTGATTTCGGCGCGCTTCTCAATTAGCTCGTTGATGTTGGCGTCAGTCACTTAGTTTCCCTCATAGGTGTGAGTTTGTTTAGGATGGAAAGTAATTCGTCCATACGCTCGAGTTTGCCTTCGAGCTTGGTATACACGTCTGGCTCCCATGTATCTTGGGCAGCGATGTGTATGATTTCTGTTTTTTGCTTTTGGCCGGCGCGGTAGATGCGCCGGTTAAACTGCTGGTAGTGCTCTGCGTTATACGTCGGCGAAGCCCAGATTACAGTGGTGGCCGTAGTCAAAGTCAGTCCGTGGCCTGCTGATTGTGGATGAGCAAATACAACTTGCAATTGCCCGGCCTGCATACGGTCAACGACATCTTTACGCTTGTTAGCGGGTGTGTCGCCGTCGATTACGCCGTACTCTATCTTCATCTCGTCTGCTAGCTTAGTAAGGTGTTCGCGTTCATGTTTCCAGTTGAACGCTACTAGCGAGTGTTTACGCTCGCTTACCAGCTGCATGACAAGCTCATATCGCTCTTCGTGGATACCTGCTGCTTTGCCGTCTTCCGTGTAAACGGTTCCGGTGCAAAGTTGCAAGAGTTTCTTTACCCTGGCGCCTGCATTGATGGCGTTGATTGTGGTTTCGCCGGTATAGAGAACTGAATCTTGAGCAAGTAGTTGGTACTGGTCCATGATTGCTGGGGTCAGTTGTACACACATTGTATGTACAGACTGTTCTGGCATATCGATACAGTCTTCAAGTCGGAAACGGATGTTGATGTCTTTGATCGAAGCAGCCACCATCATCTGCGCTTCGGGCTTGTCTACCCATTCGTTAGCAAAGCCATTGAAGCGTGAGGTGCATACCGCTGATCGGAATCCATAAAAGCGTTTGCCTAATCGTTCACCGTCATCAATGAGCAAAGTCGGGTGCCAAATGTCCAGGATAGTATTGCTGTTTGGCGTACCAGACATTGCGATACGGTACTTGAACTTGGTGATCAGCTTTGCAATCGCTTTGCTTCGCTGGCTGTCTTTGTTTTTGAACGCTGTAAACTCGTCAATGCAAATGGTTGAAAACCTATGCAACAAGCGTTCGTTTTTAAGCAACCACTTTACTGCGTCGTGGTTTGTAATAACAACATCTGCGTCGCTCAGGAAAGCTTGCTGTCTGTTGCGAGAGTAAGCAACAACGTGTTTCAGTTTGGGCTGAAACTTTTTGATGTCGTCTGCCCATGAAGCGGACAAGATAGACAGCGGAGCTAAAACAAGCATCCTTCCTTCTTTGCGCTTGGCAAAAGCGTCGATGACGCTTCGGGTTTTACCCGTGCCAGGATCTGACGTTACAAGCGCTCGAGGAGTAGAAAGTAGGAAGTTTGTTGTTTTTACTTGATGATCAAAAGGTTTAAGCATTAGGCATATCTCAGTTGGTAGTAGATAGTAGCCGGAACTATTTCAATGTTCAAGGAAGTAGATAGGTTTTTCGCTATGCCAACAGTAAGCGCATTCTGCGCAAGAGTTGGCTTTACCTTGTTGTTCTGGACATACAATCCCCTTGGCTTGTTGCATGGAAGCAACAACTTCTGCTCTGAATTCTGTGGTTGGATCGTCCGAAAAACGTACTCTCCACCTGGTTGGAAACGCTATGTTTAGGTTTTGTATGCGTCTGCCAATTGGATCTGTGTGCCGATGGTGTGTGTACCCAAACACGTTAAGTTGTGGGAAGTGGACTAAGCAATCAAACCAAAACTTAACGTATTCTTCGGAGTAAAAATCTCCAAGTACGTGCAATCTAACAACGAACCCTTGTTCGTGTTCCATTGACAGTTGTGCAAGTTCACTTGCCAGTTCGGTTTCGAACCAAATACTGTTGTGGTTAAAGCGATGAGCGAACGGCATGTTGTTGCCATAGCAGTTGTCCCACTGCTCACAATGCGCTGGGCAAGTGGCGCGTTCTTCTAGGGTTAAGCTAAAAATTGGGAACCCGCGCCACATTCCTTTGCGAACGCGGGCCCCAAGTTTCTTATTACTGCTTCCTGGTTTTAGCATTCTTTTGTTTGGTGGTCGAACGCTTTTTGGGAACTTTGTATTGGTTAGCAGTGTTTGCTTCATTTTCTTCTCGTAACTTTTTGAGAAATAAAAGTAATTCAAGGGCTGCAAGCAGCCTCATGAAAACTGTCATAAGTTCTCCTTGGCTACGTGGGCTAGACATGCCCACGTAAAAAACCCCTCACTGAGGAGGGGTTTTAGTGTTTACTTCACGCCCCAACGGCATTCTGGGTGTTCGCCCTTGCCGTATGGGCACCACTTACATGAGTCTTTGCTAGGAGTGGGAGCAAAGTCTTCACACGTAGTCATACGTACTCCGCGTGTGTGGTAGCCAGGGGCAAATTGCATTGCTTCTGATCTGGTGAATGTACGTACAGTACGTTCGCCTTTGTCTATATACCAGAGTTCAGTTTGTGCAAGCTGTAAGTTTGGGTACCTAAAAAAGGTACCTATCGCATACAGCAAGCACTGTTGGGCGTGAGGTATCTCGTTACCGAATTTCTTGCCAGTTTTGTAGTCAATAACTCTGGCGCTTGTTTCATCTTCGTGGACAATTGCGTCTAGTTTGATGCGTGCCCAGGTTTGCGGCACCATCCAACCGACGGGTTCCCAGTCAATGCTGAACCCCCACTCACCTTCTACTTCGACTTTGGCTTCGTTGAAAAGGTGCTTTAACTGGTGAAAGTCGTCTTCAAACTTTTCCAGTTCTTTCGGGAAGGTTGCTAGTGTACCTTTTACAAAGTCTTCGGCTAGCTTGTGGATTGCTGTTCCACGATCCGCAGCCGGGCTAGGCGGCTCTGGGATCTTTTTGACTCGTTGGATGTATATCCTATATGGACATTCTTCAAACGTTTTTAGGGCCGAATAGGACCAAGTAGATACGGGGCCGAGCTTTGTGGGCTTGTGAAAAGCGTCATCAGAATCCGGCCTGGACGTCTGCGTAAGTTGTTTCAAGCGGCATACTCAGTTAGAACTAGTCTTGGAAGTATAGCCTACGTTTGTATTTTGCAACAACTGTCGCTCATCCGTTGCGTCGAAGTACGAATTGATTAAGCGCTGCAGCTCGAGCTCGTCGTTCTTTTGCTTCCAGGTTACTACTACCCCAAGTATGGCATTGGTATCTCGGCCAGCCCCTGCCATACGTTTACGTACCGGAGCGATGCCAAACTTGCTCATTTGCTTGGTGAATTCTCGCTGGGAATACCGCGGGTTTTGCTCTGTTTGTACGTGGAAAACAGTCCGTAGATGCTCCAGGGGAATGACTGTGTAATCGAGTTTTGCCGAGGCGATCCAGCTTTTTACAATCCGCTGTGCCGTGGATACCTCGTTGATGTTTTGCGCATTAGCTGTATTGATATCCAGTATGTCGCTAAAAAACAACAAGTCCCCACGCTTAAGCGCTTCAGCAAACTCTTCGAGGATTGTCATTGATACGTGCCGCATTTGGTCCTTGGCGGTGTTATCAATGCAGGTCTGTACCATCCGCAGATCTACCTTAAAGGTGTGCAGGTAGCCAGCAAACAGATCAAGCTCATCTGTTAGTTCGTCGAGTTCTTTAAGCAGCTCAGGATGCGCGTGCTCAAGTCTGCGTTCCTGTCTTGGAGGAATGTTGTATCGACGATCGCCGTCTTCGATCTTTACAGCGTCGTTACGGTTTGTAAGGAATATGAAGTTTGTGTAGTTAGGAATTTCCAACTGGTTGGTCCGCATAGCGCGGATGGTTACAGTCTCTTCGGTGATTTGATTCTTAAGCTTATCGGCAATCTTCATAGCCCCAATTGAAGACGAAGCCATGTGGAATTCGTCGACAATTAGGAAGATAGCGTTGCGCATGTAAAGGTTGAAATGCTCTTCGATGTTCTGTAGGGCTCGCATTGGTACGTGCTCTGGTCCGAACAACGGGCGAAGCACTTTGCTATAGAGCAGGCCTTTACCGGTGCCTGGTACACCGCCAAACACCCAAGCAGTCTTAGCTTTTTGTCTGGTCTGGAAGATGTAAGCCAGCCAGTTGATGAAGTGTTCGAACTCAGGGTCGCCGTTGCCTAATACATGGTGAATGAGGGTATAGATTCGTGGGCAAGTATTGGCGATCAGTTTTGCGTGGCCATAGTCCAACGGCCTAGCTGGGATCTTCGGCTGCATCATGTACTTTGTTTTGCGGTACATGTTTACAAAGTACGGAACGTTCTCGAGGTCGATAGCTTCACTGTCGAGCGTAGGGTTGAATACAACTCTAGCATCTCGAACAAAGTCAGGCGCTGGGCGACCGTGGCTGAGCATGAAGCTTTCGATACTGTTCTTGCTAGTGGGTACTAGTGGAAACTCTTCCGTAAACTGGTTGAGGTTAGGGTCATATACTCCGTTGTAGTAGATGTCCGTGTAGTAGTCACGGAGTACGATTGGGTACGTTGTCTTGCCTACCTTTTCTAGGTGGGACTTGAAGGTTTCAAAGATGCTCTTGTAGAACTCTTTGTCGGCTTTTTCGATTTCAAAGATGGGTTCGTCTTTGAAATTAAACATGTACGTAGGACGTTCGATGTTGAAGTAGTAGCCGCCACTATCTCCGCCGTTTATGTTGCAGCGAATCCAGGGCATAGCTGTAGTGTCGGCAATACTGATCGACATCTTGTCTGGGTTAAGAAGTACTTCTTGTGCCTGGTAGTCGATCGTAAGGGTTTGCAGCTTAGCTGCTTTTTTCTTGATTCCGCCGTTCTGGCGCAATTCATCCTTTAGACCTTGTCCCAGCTGGAAAGTAATTTCTGGGTTCAAAGCGCCCATCATAGCAGCCAGGTCAAACGACGCGTTTGCACGGTCTACTCGTACAATTCGGTCTTGATCCGAAACAAACGGGTTTTGAGTCGGATCTTCGAACGAAGGTGGCGAGATGAAAATCAGTTTGCTGTTGTCTGCTACTGACACATCAAGCGGGTACTTTAAGGACTGACCGTTTGCACTAAGCGTAAGCTGCGTTTTAAAAAGGTCAGTTGTGTAATTCAAGTTTTGCAGCCAAAGCTTGATTGACTTTGGCGGCATGGGGACAGTCAAAAACATGAAGATGTGAAGCGAAATGCGTTCACCCTTCATGCCAAGACTGGCTGATGCTTGTGCAATGTAGCTGACGTCGTGCAGTTGCGATGGCAAATCAGCAATGATCTGTTCAGCAATTAGCTGTACATCGTTGCCCGTGAGTTTATTCGACCGGACAATGCGCCGTGGTAGTACCAGGGCGTCAAAGTCCAATACAAGCAGTCCGCTTAGTGCTAGCCTGTCGCTCTTCTGGGCACGGCTTTCGTTTACTAAAGGCCGTTTTACTGGGCCTTTAAGCATGCAGTGTCCTTGCGATGAGTGCTGCCGGATCAGGGCTTCAAGTTGCACTATTCCCGGTTGGGAAGCATTGATTGAGTATTCATGTGAAGTTACGTCTTTTACGTACGGGTACGGCTGTGTTTCGCCGTTTGAAAAGTAATGCTTACTGAGCGAGAGGCCGTTCGTGGCCTCAAGAAAGGTAACCTTCATAGCTACTCCGAAAGAAATCAATCCTGGCTTGTAGAAGATTCCAAGCCAGGGTTGTCTTTGTCAAATACTTCTTGTCTGTCGATGTTGACCTGTGGGTCAGCGACAAACGTTAGACGTACGCTGTTACGGTCTAAGCGTGATAGTTTTATGGTAGCAATGATTTCGTTGTCGCGATGGATTACGACTGACTGACCTAACCGTCTTGTCAACACCAAGCGCGACATTTTATTTGCTGTACTTCCTATCGTACCCACCTTCGGCTGCCAGCGGTAGATCTGGTGCCCAAGGCGGGGGTGTGCATAGATCCTCGATGATCAACTTCATTGTAGCATCGGGATCTTGGTCAGATGCAACTATTACGATTTCGTCGTGAACGGTCAGTGCAATACGCCCGTTGTCCAGCTTGTCGTTCAGCCTCAGTAGGCTGTTTGTAATAATAATTCTTGACAAAGCCTGTACTACGTTTTCTGTAATACGCCCTCCGTACGTCATCTCTTGGACGTATCCTCGGGTTTGGTACGTTAAACCTTCGAGAGACGGCTCAAGGTTGTGGTACTTGAGCGACATGTTGTTGGGTAAAACAAGGGCTCTTTCAGCTACGGTCAGTACTCCTTTGTACTGTGCGCCGTAGTTCTCTCTGTAAAGTGTCTGCTTTAGCAGGTTCTCTAGCCGGGTCCAGAGAAGTGGGATCTGTGAGTAGGTAGACCTGTATGTTTGTACAACTGTTAAAGCTTCCTTTTCGGAGATCTGCATAGTAGGACCGGCTGCTCCAGACTCAAGCGTAAGCTTGAATTTGTTGTGCCCCATTCCGTATCCGAGGCCAAGAATTGCGGTTTTGCCTACAAAGCGTTCAGTCGGATAGTTTTTCTTGTCGATCGGTTTGTTGTAGATTTTCGAGGCGAAGTTACTGTATATATCATCACCCCTTCTAAACTGTTCTAGAAGATCTGTTTGTTCTGCAAGCCACGCGAGCATGCGGGCTTCGATGTTTGACAAATCTGCTACGTAGATCAGGTATCCTTCGGGTGCAACTAAACATTGCCGGAGCTCACTGCCACGAGGCAGGTTCTGGAGGTTAATTTTTTCGGTGCCCCCAAAGCGGCCTGTGTGAGCTGCGTAGTACTTGAGCGGTACGCTAATGGTGTCGTCATCGTGCGCAGCGTCAAGAAACCGACGCGAGCGTGTTTCGCTGATTCTTGATTTGGCAGCCGTTCGTGCTTCCCAAAGGTGGTTGTAGTTAGGATAAGCAGCGCAGAGTTGGCGCCATCCGGCGTCATTTTTACCAAATGCCGGGATCATCTTTCCAGTTGCTAAGCTGCGCTTTGTGGGCGCTACGATGCCTAACGAATCCAAATAAGCAGTGAACTTGGAGGAGCTAGCAAGTACTTCTCGTGTGGTGCCACTAGCCTCAATCAGTTCTTGAGCACGCTTGACCTCATGTTCGTGGTACTTGGTCAGTCGTTCACGGTCAATTTTAAGCGTGGGTTGACAGAACATACGTACTGTAAGGTCAATGAGATCCAGTTCTTTAGCTGGATACTGTTCTGCCATTTTCTGATATACGGCGTATGTAAGTTCTACGTCTTGGATACAGTACTTAGAAATGTCTGCTTCGATGTCCGGGGGCAGATCTACGTGGCCTTTAGCTTTTACTAGATCTTCACCTTTACGCATAGACGCGTCGTTTGGAAACAGTCTAATACTGGTTTCTTTCAAAGACGCAGGCATACCAGGGAACATACCTCGCGCCATTGCGGCGGTGTCTAGGTAGTACTTAGGCTTGAGTTTGTAGTACTGGGCTAAGATGTAACCGTCAAATAACGTGTTGTGGCACAGGAGTGTCACGTTGTCCCAGTCGATAGCGTTGAGCGCTTCTTCGGTTTCGTCAGCGCTAAACCACTCGGCGGGTTCGTCGTTTACCTTTAGGCCTACGCCCCACACTTTAAACTGTGGGTGCTTTACGTATTCCATTGTGGTCAGCTTTGTAAGCGTGACATTGGTGTCGTAATACGTTTCGAAGTCCAGGGTGAGAAGCATTGAATTACTCGCAAGGCTAGATGGTCATGTAAGCCGTAGTACCGAACGGAGCAGTGTTGCGCGGTACAATCGAGACCCACAGAACAGGAGCGGTGGCTGCTTTTTCTGCTTGGTCGAAATCTTCCGGGCTACTTTCAAGGTCTGTCAAATACACGATGGCTTGCACGTCGTTGTGCTTTTCACGGATCAGTTCAAATGCTGGAGTAAACGCGGTTCCTCCGCGGCCTTTGAATACCTTTTCCGTGTTTGCTAGTTTAGTGTTGTGGTCGAGCTCTTGTTCTGAACGAACAGCCGCATCGGCCTGGATGAAGACTACCGAAGACGGACGGGTTTGGTCAATGACTGCGTCTACTTCGGCGAAAAACTGTTCGCCTGCTTCGTCGGGTACGGAGCCGCTAGTATCGAAAACGACAGCTATCTTGCCGCAGCCTTCGTCATGCATTGAAGGCAAGTATTCGTCTTCTGAGATATATGCGCGGTTAGGCTTCCGCCAGCTGTAGTCGTCTTTAGTCAGTTCGGTGAACCACGGCCAGAGGATAGACCGCCAGTCTACCTTTGGTGCAAGGATGTTCTCGACGAATTGTTCCATTCCGCCTGGTAGCTTGCCTCGCGCTTTTGCGACAGCGATGGCTTCGCCTACGGCGATCTGCCATTGCGCTTCGCTTTCAGCTGGTGACTGTGCGTTAATGCCCGAGGATTTGGAGTCAAGGACCATGCCCCAAGGGCAGGGCTTTGGCTTTTTGGGCATGCTTTGAAGCTTTGAATAGATCTGCTCTGCTGACATACCGTCGTAGGCAGGATCTACCAAAGCATTTTTAGGCAGGATGAAATCACACTTAATAAGGTAGTTGTTGATTGCATAATCACAGGCAATGTTCCAGAGCTCTGGGTCTCGTTCCTGTCTGCGGGTGTGATGGTTAAATACACAGTGTTGAACTTCGTGAGCAATAAGCCCACGCAACTGCATTGCATCTTGCTTTAGAATAAATTCCGGGTTGTAGATCAAACTGGTACCGTCGGTAGCAGCCGTCTTTATGTCTTCGGAGACAAGCAGCCGAAGGCGCAAAGACAAAGTACCGTAAAACGGTTGATCCATGATTAACTGAGAACGGGCCTTTATCAGTGCGCTTTCGGCTGACATGTTAAGCTCCTACAAGTTTTGCAGTGAGAACGACTTCGTTTACAAACACGTCGTCAAACTGCACGGTTTCTACAATCTGTTTGGCTTTTTCTGCACGAGACACCCGTGTGTACATGCGAGATTTTGCATGATGAGGGACGAATGACTCTCCTCCTGGCCAGGCTAAGAGGAACTGCTTTATTGTTGTGCAGTTAACAAGCAGCCCTTGAATTTTTTCTACATAAGTTTTGTGCTGTGTAGCATACTCTTGGACTTCAGCAGCAAAAGCTAAAAGTGGCTGCATGAGGTCTACTTTAGACTGGGGTGCAAGTTCTGAAAAATACATAACTGGCACGCCCCAGTAACTCTGCGAATAGATAGTCATGTGAGGTACAAACTCAAAGTCTATCTGCTTAACGTCGTTAGGAGAGAGCTCGTTTGAGCGGAAAACAAGTCTGATTTCGGAGACTTGCTTTCGATCTGCGTTTTCTTTTAGCCCACCGAAAGAGTCAAACTGGTTGGTATTTTTAAGCTCAGCAGATCGTTTTAGCGTCAAGTAAGGCGGTGAATTTTCAATTGCGTCTTTGACGCGATCGGTAAGCCAAGCTGTCGGCTTTGGCTTGGGCTTGGCTGCGTTGAACGCTGCCATTGCATTGTTGAAGATGTTGTCTCGCAAGTCTTGAGTCATTCTGACGGAAGCCATGTGATACTCCTTAGACGACTACGTCGATGTTGTTAGTGGTCCATTCCTTGAATGCTTTATGGCCAGTCAAGGTACGGTCTTTAGCCAGACAGTCACGGATAAGTACAACCTGAAATTCCTTCGGCATGCGCCGTGCGTACTTCATGATGTTCTCAAAGGTGTTTGAGTCTGACCGAGTGGCCAAGGCACCAGTGATGGCATACAAGGTAGACGGATCGTTCGGGACCTTAGTCACCGACGGATTCTTAAGCAGGTCGTCAATGTCGGGCAGGTCTTTACGGATGGCACGATGCGCCAAGTATTCTCCTGCCGGACCATCACCGATCAACGAAGAGACGCCATAGAAAAAGTCATCCATGTGTGGCAGTTTGCGGTTGACCATCTCCCAGGTACGAGGCGTCGGAAACGAGTAATCGTTCGGGTCCATGTTGTGAAGCAAGGCTGGGCGGTAACGCAGGAACGAAATGATGCTGTCGTCGATGTTGTGCGTCAGAGCCCAGGCAGCCCAGTCGTCGATGTTTGCCTCGAGCAGGTAGTGCGCAAAGCGGTTCTTGACCGGGGTTGGCATCTCGTAAACAGCGGCTCGGTCTTGCGACCGGTTGCCTGCGGCTACGATGATGGTGTTTTCTGGCAGTGAATAAGTGCCGATCTTACGGTCAAGCGTCAGCTGCAGAAGAGCGTTCTGCGTTGCTTTCGGTGCGTTGGGCAGTTCGTCAATGAGCAGGACAACTGTGCCGCTGTAGTTAGTATCGGGGTAGTCTTCTGGCACGCCGTAACGAGTGCGGTAAGTACCGTCGGCCTGCTCAACAACTTTCAGACCGCCACGGATGTCGACTGGGTCGAACAAGTTGGCACGGAGTTCGAACACCTTTGCGTTCAAACCCTCAGCAAACTGGTAAACAATTTGGGACTTACCGAGACCAGGCGGTCCCCAGATCATTGTCGGGATACTAGCGAAAGCGTTGGCACGAAGTTCGGTTTTGAGTTGGGTCGGACGAATAGAACGGGCAGTTCCCATTGGGTTAGTTCCTTGTGTTAGTGAATAGATAAGCGTGGTCCCTGAGTGCTCCTACGCTTTTGCGATGGAGTGGGGGTACGTAGGCCGCACCCAGAGACCACACGTTCAGTTTTTTGTTTTAATGACTTGTACCCAAGCTAGTTTCCGGTAAGGGAAACGCTTGGTTTTAACCCACCGCAGTTCTTCTTGTGGGATGTTACGTTTAGCCCACCACAAGAAAATGGATATAAGTGCGCCGGCCCAGAGTCCGGCCATCATGCCAGCAAATGTGCCGGCAAAGATCCAAATGAAAAAGAATGTGAGCACAACGTCTAGGAAAATGTCGTATTTTGCGATGCGTTTAAGGTTTAGTTTAAGTAATAAAAAGATCATTGCTAAAGCAGCAAGTAGTCCGGATAAGAAAAACATGTTTTGTTACCAGTAGTGGATACCGTTTCGTTTTGAACGCCAGTTTGGTGCTGGCACATGGCGCCAGTCGTAGTCTCGTACTACAGAGAATGGTTTGAGTATTCGCTGTAACCAGGATCTATTTGTGTTTTTTGTGGTTGAGATCAGTCCCGTCAAGCCAGATCTCGCAAGAGTTTCCGGTGACGGCGTCACTACCTCGTTGGTGTGAAAACGTTTCCAGTTTTGCATATTGATGCCACTCCTTACCGGTCATTCTAAGTTCACGGTTTCGTTTGTAATCCCAACCGTAGTACTTAGTCCTCTTCCCAAGAACCATGCGTCCATTCGTCATCATCGTTCTCGTATACAAAATCTGATTCACATAGCAGTGGTCGCTTTATGGCGTACTGCAGATTTTCAATAAGCTTCTGAGCTTCTTCGGGGTTATTACACTGGGTGTGAAGGCGGCTATGACCAGTCGGCGTGCCGTCGTCGTCATAGAATACTTCACGAAATTCATAATAAGAGTCTTCACCATCAAGGTATGTATCAAGTACATGGACAAGTCGAATGTTCCAGGAGCTCATCGTATTAGCCCACCTTTGTTGTTAAAGCCAATTATTTCCTGCCGGTTGGCAGGCACCATATAGTTGCTTTTATGCAACGGAAGTACAGGGTGCTTTATTTGTTTTGCTAGCGCTTCACCGCAGTCAAGGCACACTGTATATCCAATAGCCACACGTTTTGCAGGCACGTGGTTTGTGTTGCATTCGGTGCAAGTTATGTCGTTCACGGTTAGTGCTTTTTGATTTCTTCTAACCCGCTGACTAATTCAGCTGTGTTCTTACTTGCTTCCTGCATGAGGGTCAACATCGTCTTGAGGACGTTGTCTACTTCCTCCTGCGTGATTGAGTTTTCACTGGCGGCACGTGCTGTTCCAAGTGCGAACGCGATAGCAAGAGCAAATGTGCGCAGGAACATATCCAGGTTCTTGGCGAATCCTGCATCCATCAAGTCATGAATGGCTTTGGTCGCATGTTCTTGAAACGGGTTTACTTCTTCGTTACTCATGTTTAGTACCTTCGGTTCGTTGTTTAGTATTACCAATATTTCTGCCTAACAGTTTCCGTCGTCCGGATCTAGTGAACGTCATTAGTCGTACACGTTCAGTGTCCAGTTCTAAGCTTTCACATATCCAGTTAAATGACCCGGGGGTCAGTTCACTGTCAGACACGTAAGCGATTGCTGGCTGGCGCTCAGTATCTTCTTTACTGTCTAAATCTCGTACCGCTTGCAACAGCACACTGGCCCATAAGCCACGGTAGTTAGCGTTTGCTCTGGCGAGTTTATCCTCGTCTTCGTCAAACGCTGTCTGATAGGTGGTCATTGGGCACCTCGTTTGCAGCCTGTTCCCAAGCTGCTTCACGTTCGGTTTGTTTGGGTGGAGTCTCGGGCTTCTTAAGCACGCGCGCTCCACGGATGTATACGTACTCGGGCTTGTTGTCTTTGTTTGTTACAGTCATTAGTGGTTACCTATTAGTGGTCAGATCCCCCTTCGACCGGGTGGCCGAAGGGGGAGTGACTTTGTGGTTGTTACGCTGCGCGGAGCTGCTTCATGAAGTCCTGGACTTCAGTGGCTTCCTGCTGCTCCTGGAGGCGAGTGACAATCTCTTCCATGAGTGGCAGTGCTTCGTGGAATGAGCTGCAGGTCTTGTCAACGTACCAGTTACCCTCTTCGTCGCGACTGCGCTGCTCGAACACCCACAACGGGGCGATGTCGGTCAGGTAGATCATCTTGGTAGCCAGCAAGCTGTGCAGGTGGCTAAGGGCCAAGAAGTCAATGTCAACGATCTCGGGGATCTTGTCGTTGTTGGCATACACACCGACGTAGTCGCCGACATCCTGGGAGAAGTCGAGACCGTTGTTCATGTCGGGCTTGTCATTAGCGATGTACAGGCGGCGAGCCGCCCAACAGACGCCGTTCATGACCGACTGGACGAAACTGAGCAGACGCTCAGGCTTGAACGCGGGGCCCGGCTGCGGGACACCCTGTTCCAGTTCCGCTCGGACGGCGGCCTGGCGCTGACGCTGCAGAGCAAAGAAGGCGTAAGCGATACGCTCAAGCGGGTCGTCCGAAGGCTGGCTCTCGACGAACTTGGCGATGCCACCAAGGGTGGTGTTCTTCTCGGACATGTAACCGATGACGTTGGGGATGAAAGACTGGTTCTTGATAGTCATGATTTGATACCTGTAAGTAGATGTTTAAGTGTTGCGGTTAGTACAGTTCGCGAATCTGCTTGGCCAACTCGTTGGCTTCGCTGATTGCATCCAGTGTTGACTCGAGGTCAACGTCCTGAGATTCGTGCCCAGAGAGCATCTGCTCCTGGTCCTGGAACAGGTTCCAGTTGAAGTTGTTGAAATTGAGGGAAACGTTGTACGGATTAGACATGGTTTATTTCTCCAAGTGGTCCAGATCGTCTTCGATATCGAGCAACATAATTGTCATTACAGCTAACATGATCTCGTCGGGGTGCGCTTTGGCATATTCCAATGCACTCCTGGCTTTGTTAATTGCTAACTGTAGGGTTGAGGTTTTAATGGGCAATTTGAGTTGTTCCATGGTCAGTTACCTTGGTGGTTTGAAATAGCTGCGGTGTAAGTAACCACCGCTCCTGCATGAAAGTTCGTTATCATGCTACGCGCTCGCTTTTTAGGTCGCGAGGAACCTATGCATTTTGAGTTAAGCTGTTGGTGACTTAATACATTTTAGTCCCTGACCGCGAGTACCGAAGGTACGAGCGCGTTTACGCTTTGGCTCCATCGGTAATACGACAGAGCGTCGCGTGCGTCGTCTTCGCTTTTGTAGTAACCGGATATCCGGTCGTATGGTTCATAGAGCCAGCTGCCGGTGATGTTGTTATAGGTGAACGAACAGCGTCCGATGTACCAGCCGGCACCAGAGAGCAAGACAAGTGGTGGCGAGACTGCGCAGGTGTCATGTGCTGGGTTTGGGATGGACTCGGTTACATGTTTAAAGAACTCGGTTGAGCTGTTGAATGACAGTTCATCGTAATAGGTGTACATGGTCAGTTGTCCTTTGTTAGTGGTACACGGTCACTGATCAGGATCAGTAGTCGGTGCCAACCGCGGGGTTGGTTGGCTGCGAGAGACCACAATGCTTCGTAGGGTTTGTTGAGCACTGGGAGTTCTTCGTGCTCAACGTTAGCTATTTGAGCTAATCGGGCGATGGAGATCCGGAGCGAGATCAGATCGCGACGGGTTTGAGTCTCTTTGGTAGTGAACAGTGATTTCATGTTAGTGGTCCTTTGTTATATGGAATCCATGCGACAACGTCACATGAATATAGGAGATAGGGATTGGTCGTCATGCATAAAATGTTAGATGTGCGTTTTTGGTGCAAAGTGTTGTTTCTAAGCAACAAAGCTGTATGGACATACAGCATTGTCAACTGTTAGGGGTCGTTGTTAGTTGACAATTACTGGTTGTATATACAGTAGTGTGTGTCGGAAACAGCAAATGTGTGTAGGGTGTGTGTCGACTTTTAGGGGGGTGTGTGTCGAGTTTTTTCCTTATAAATCAATTGTGTGTTATGTGTGTCGTCTTTTTTGGCGTCACGAAAAAAAGAGACCTTGATTTTTTAAAACAAAACAGGTTTTTAGTCATGTTGGAGACCCCCCCTTTTCGTGACACACATTTGTCTTTTCGTTATAAATCAATAACTTGAAAAAACAAAGTTGACACACACGTTTTCGACACACATGACACACATGACACACACTGTGCATAAAACGGACCGTTTATGCATAAACCCGCACAACGGACCACTGGCAACTGTCCCATGAGCATACTACTGGTCACTGACCACTAGCCGATAGCACATGGCAGATTGCAACGGTCCGTTGATAATAACGGGGAGCAGTTTTGCGTCGTGCTCAGGACGTTGGAGGATGCCTTAGGCAGCTGGCCGTTGATCGATGTCCTCTGGCAGTTGCAACTGCTCGAGGTCAAGGCTCGCTTGCACCGGTACGTAGTCCCTGAAGCGCACCGTTAGGTACGGCTTGTTGAACTTGTTGACGTTGATCCATACCGAAGCACGCACCAACTTGCCGCCGACCCTGGCAAGCCCAGTGAACTCTGGGTCTTGCTTACCGGGTCGCTTGGCGTTTGCAAAGAACGTGCCAGTCATGTCGATTGGAAGATTGATAGTGGTCATTTGTAGTTACCTTTGGTTGGTAGTAATTGTTAGTGGGTATTGCATTTGATAAAGCGGTTGGCGATCAGATAGTCGATTGCCCATTGGGGCAGATCGTTGATGAGCCCTTCGAATAGCGGCTCACCTGCACTACTCGTCGTCAACGTACAACGGTCACCTCGTAGGGTTACGAGGGTTTGGTTGGGCAGCTCAACGGTCGCTGCCATTAGTCCTGATTGAATGGTCATGGTCACTCCCACCGGCACTCGGCCTGTTGTTCGTTGACACGGTTCCAGTAAGCACGCAGCTCGAGCTTTGCTTCCTCGAGGTCGTTCTTGCAGTCGTCCAGGACCTGCACGTAGTCCTCCTCCGACCAACACTCGGCGACCCAATGGCCGCCGAGGTCGTAGTTGTCGTATGCGTACTTCTCGAGCAGTTGAACGTTGTTAGTTGTCATGGGCATTAGTCCTTGGTAACTGTACGGAAGTAGATGGCAATGGCGCCTGTGAGCAGGGACCAGCCGATGAATGCCTTCTGCATTTCCTCGGCAGTGAAGTCAAGGAAGCCAGCAGGAGGGGAGAAGGACGCGATGAATATGATTGCTGAGCCGATGAGGATGATCGTTGATGTACGGTAGTTGTCCATGGTTAGTTACCTGTGGTTAGAGGTGGGGAGGTTGGAGGTCCCTCCCCGTTGGGGGTTAGCTGAAGAGGTTGAGAACGCCGAGGACGAAGAGAGCTGCCATGTCGGGCTTCTCTTTGGCGTAGGCGATGACGTTGTTGGATGCTTCCTTAGCCTTTTGGGCTGCGAGGTATCCAGCGTCGGGGGTCTGATCCTGGGTGGTGGTGTTGGTGTTGTTGTCGTTCATGAGATGTACTCCTGTAGAAGTGATAGATACATAATGGATACTGACCGCGAATCGCGAAGCGATGAGCGTGATCCGTGGGGGGTTACTGGGGGACAAGGTTCCATAGATGAGGATGAAAACAAGGTTCCAGCGGCTAAATTCCGGGAAAGGGCGTGGGCTTGAGTCCGAGGGGGGAGATAATGTGTACGTGGTGTAGTAGAAAAAATTCGACCCCCTACCCCTTCTCTTAAAATGCAAACCTGAAAAAATTTTTATAAAATTTTTTACGGGTATACTTCCCAGGTTCTCGACCGGCGCAGGAGGCCGGTACTCGGTCTTCCGGCGAGAACGAACCACTGATGACGGACATTAAAAACTGTTCACGGTGCAAGAAGGACTTACCACTGGACACGTTCGAGCTGCTTAAAAGCGGATCCCTACGTTCGGTTTGTCGTCCATGTCGAAGGGCCAATGCCCGTCAACTAAGGTCCCTTAGCTATAAACCGTACTTGGCCACCCTCTTATCCAGTAACAAAACATCCAGTAAACGCAGAGGGTTTGCGGAGTACGAACTAACCCTGGATCAGCTTGTCTCCCTATGGGAGTCACAAAACGGCAGATGCGCTGTATCGGGGGTAGTGCTTACCCACCACAACGACGGCACGGGGGTAAAAGACTTCAACGCCAGTATCGACCGGATAGACTCTACTCTCGGTTACATACCCGGTAATATCCAGCTGGTAGCTTTGCGGGTAAACATAATAAAACAGGCCCTTAGTACCGACATGTTGTACTGGTGGGTTAAGACTATTTATCAGCACTCTTGTGACTGATGCTTTAAGGGGCTATCATCTATGGTGCAAGAAGTCCAGGTCTTTGCTATTAAGGGGTTCGATATGGCCTTGATTGGTACCGCCTACCGCGGGACCAACGAGGTCTTGGTGTATGACGGGTACATAGCCGAGTCGCTAGTACCGAACCTAGAACCTAAGGCAACGGATCTGCTGGACTACTTGGACAAGATCAAGATAAACAAGCTCGGAGACCGAGCCCCAGTTTTTGTGTTCTTGAACGAGATGCACATTGGAGACACAGCCGACGCCATCGCAGGTCCAGGAACTCCAATCCACTGATCACTTGGAACTCCAGTCAATGGTCCCTTACATGGGACTAACGCTGGGGGATCTGACTGTTCAGCAGGAGCGACTGGTACTTTACATCACCCGTGGGATGACTATAGCGGCAGCTGGCCGAGCAGCAGGGTACGCCTCTCACCAAGCAGCGTGGGAAGCGGCTAAACGCCCGGCTGTGGCTAAAGCCATTGAGTACCTACGGGAGCAGTTTCGAGAAGAAGTGAGGTTCACGAAGGCGCACGCGCACGCCATGTATTTGGACGCATACAACGCAGCGGCTACATCTACCGAGATGAAGAACACCGTAGACTCGCTGGTTAAGCTCCATGGCTTGGGCGCGCCGGATAACGCTACGCAGATAAATATCAACGTCAACACCGCACAGCTGGAGCGCATGTCTGATGAAGACCTGCTGAAGCTGGTCGGTAAGGACGATAAGTACTTGGAGCCCGAGGCCACTTGACAGAGGCAGTCCCAACTAGGCGCTGTAAACGGTGCAAGAACACGCACCCAGTTACTCTGTATTCGAGTGACGTGGACGGGTTGTGTGTCTATTGCAAGGCCGACGACGCGGATGCCCTGCCAGCACCTAACCAGCTGGAAAAGGACGCGCTGGCTGAGCAGCTGTCGGTGGAACAGAAAGCCAAGCGGGAGCTGGCCTTCAGACTTCTTGCAAGGAAGCGGTTGTTACCTTTTGTGGAGAAGTTCAATCCAGACTATTTGGCAGGGTGGGTACACAAAGATGTTTGCAAACGACTTGAACAGTTTTCTAGGGACGTTGTGGCGCAAAAGTCGCCTCGGCTTATGCTCTTTATGCCGCCGCGTCACGGAAAGTCGACGCTTGCGTCTGTGGCGTTCCCGGCTTGGCATCTGGGGCGTAACCCTGAGCACGAGTTTATTAGTTGCTCGTATTCGGGTTCGCTTGCGATGGGCTTTAGTCGCAAGGTACGCCAAGTACTGCGTGAACCGACATATAAAGCGGTCTTCAAGACGCGCCTGGACCCGGATAGTCAAAGCGCTGAAGCGTGGTTGACCACGGCTGGCGGTGGCTTCGTGGCTGCCGGTGTAGGCGGTGGTATCACCGGTAAGGGCGCGCACGTCCTCGTTATCGACGACCCAGTTAAGAACCGTGAGGACGCCGAGAGCCAGAACAACCGCGACGCTAACTGGGACTGGTATACGTCAACGGCGTACACCCGCTTAGCCCCCGGTGGTGGGGTGCTGGTGATCCTTACCCGCTGGCATGACGACGATCTCGCGGGGCGGCTGCTTAAGGCCGGTGCCGAAGGTGGTGATGAGTGGGAAGTTGTTAGGTATCCGGCTATAGCGGAAGAAGACGAAGAGTTCCGCAAAGCCGGCGAGCCGTTGCACGCAGAGCGGTACAGTGTTGATGCCCTACGCCGTATCGAACGCGCTGTCGGCCCCCGAGACTGGTCCGCGCTGTATCAGCAGAACCCTGTCGCCGACGACGGTCAGTATTTCACCAGAAGCATGGTGCAGTACTATGACCCGGAGGCGGTAGATCAGGAGAAGCTCCGGTACTACTGCGCGTGGGACCTGGCCATCGGTAAGAACGACCGAAACGACTACAGCGTAGGGCTCGTTGTCGGTATTGATGAACGCGACCAGATGTACGTAATGGACTGTGTTCGCGGCAGATGGGACGGTTTTGAGCTGGTTGAGCGTATACTTGACCTGTACGAGCAGTGGAAACCCTCCATCATTGGCATCGAAAAGGGACACATAGAAATGGCGCTTGGCCCGTTTCTCGAAAAACGCGTGCGTGAGCGCGGGCTCTATGAGGCTTACTTCAAAGACCTCAAGACCGGGCGTCGCGATAAGGAGGCCCGAGCTCGAGCCATCCAAGGTCGTATGCAGCAGGGGATGGTTTACTTCCCCCGGGACGCCGCGTTTTCTGGACCATTGATTGCCGAATTACTTCGTTTCCCTAACGGTACACATGACGACCAAGTAGACGCTCTGGCGTGGATTGGTCTGATGATGTCTGAATTCTCTACCTTTATTACCAAGGTTGAACACGTGCCCTCCTGGCGGGACAGGCTCTTAGCTATTGCTCGCGGACCCCGCCAACGATCCGCGATGAGTGCGTAACATGGCTAAAATGAAACCCCAGTCTATCGAAGAACAGCAGATTGCCCACCAGCAGTGGAACCGGTATGTCCGGGCCCGTGACAACGGGCATCTGCAGTATGTAGAGATGGCTAAGAAATGCGACGCGTACTATCGCGGCGATCAGTGGGATACCGCTGACTTGGCTAAGCTTGAGGCTGAAGGCCGTCCGGCGCTGACCATTAACACTATCCTCCCGACCGTGAACACCGTTCTCGGAGAACAGTCCACGCGCCGTGCTGATATTCAGTTCAAGCCACGCCGTGGCGGGGATCAGGATGTAGCTACCGTCCTAACTAAGTTGTACATGCAGATCGCGGACAACAATAAGCTCGACTGGGTCGAGCAGCAGGTGTTCAGCGACGGCCTCATCATGGACGGGCGCGGATACTTTGACGTTCGCATGGACTTCACCGATCACGTAGAGGGTGAGGTACGAATTGTCGCCAAGGACCCGATCGACATCCTTATCGATCCAGATGCTAAGGAGTATGATCCAGCTACGTGGAACGAGGTGTTTGAGACCAAATGGATGACCCTCGACGAGATCGAGGAACTATACGGTGCCGACAAGGCCGAAGCGCTACGCTTCGTCGCCGAGAACGGGAACGGCTTCGGTCGAGACTCGATCGAATACGAAGAGACGCGTTACGGCAAAACTGACAGCGCACAGGATTACCTTGGCGCCGCGATTCCGGGCAACGACGACTACCGGAACGTAAAAGCCCTACGTGTAATTGAGCGGCAGCACCGCCGGATGGGCCGGGCTGATTTCTTCGTTGACCCTAACACCGGTGATCAGCGAGAGGTTCCTGAGGACTGGGCTGAGCAGAAGGCGAAGAAGTTCGCGAAGCAGTACGGTCTTGGGATTGTAAGTAAGGTAGTGCGTAAAATCCGTTGGACGGTGACGTGCGACAAGGTCGTGCTTCACGACGACTGGTCGCCGTATCAAGGATTCACTATTGTCCCGTATTTCGCCTATTTCCGCCGCGGACGTCCGTTCGGTATGGTGCGCAATCTGCTCTCTCCGCAGGAGCAGCTCAACAAGATTGCGAGCCAGGAGCTGCATATTGTCAACACCACGGCCAACAGCGGCTGGATGGTCGAGAGCGGATCACTCGTCGGTATGACGGCTGATGACCTAGAGGAACACGGCGCCGAAACCGGGTTGGTGCTTGAATATAACCGTGGCTCGCAGCCACCGCTTAAGATTCAGCCTAACCAGATTCCGACTGGGCTCGACCGAATCAGCCAGAAGGCTGCCCTTAACATTAAGACGATCAGCGGTGTGAACGACTCGATGCTTGGGTCCGACAGTGCCGAGGTCTCTGGTATCGCTATTCAGGCGAAGCAGAACCGTGGTGCGATCATGATTCAGGTGCCGCTGGATAACTTGCGTAAGACCCGTCAGTATCTGGCTGAGAAGATCCTTAACTTGGTGCAGCGCTTCTATACGGAGCAGCGGGTCATCCAGATTACTAACGAAGACGACCCGTTGAAGCCGCGAGAGCCGCTGGTTGTAAACGAGATGACTCCAGAGGGGCGGGTTATCAACGATCTTACGCTTGGTGAGTACGATGTGGTGGTCGGCACCGCACCGGCTCGTGACTCGTTCGACGAGATGCAGTTCGCTGAGGCGATTAACCTGCGACAGGTCGGCGTTGCCATACCGGATGACGCTATCATCGAGTATAGTCACCTTGCCCGTAAGCAGGAGCTTGCTAAGCGCATCCGCATGATGACAGGTGTCGAACAGACTCCGGAGCAGATGGAAGCTAATGACATGCAGGCGGAGCTTGCGATGCAGCAGGTTCAGCTCACGCTGGCTAAGATGCAAGCGGAAGTTCAGAAACTGCAGAGTGAAGCGGCCGTCAACGTGGCCAAGGTTCAGGATGTCGCCGACGTCCAGCCGCAGCTTAAGATGGCGGAGCTTCAGACGCAGATCTCCCTCAAAGAGCGTGAGCTTGAGCTTAGACGCGAGCTTGCCTCTCTCACCAATCAGACTCGTCGTTCGCAGCAGGAGACAGCTGCGGCGACGCGTATCGCAGCCACTGTCATGCAGACAGCAGCGAAGACGCAGAACCAGGGTACGCCGCGACCCATCCCGAATATGCGGCCGATGACCCCACAATAGGAGATTGGGTATGACGGAAGAGAAGAAGGAAGTATCGTTTGATGTGATGCCCGGAGCGGACCCCATCGAGCCAGCCCCGGAAAAGGCGTTTGATTTTAACTTTGGGCTGGGTGAGAACACTGAGCCACAGGCTGTCGCTGCAGAACCGGCCACGGAACCGGCCATTGAAGCACCGGAACCTGTTGCAGCGCCGGAGCCGCAGGCTGAGGTTGAACCGGTTGTTGAACCGGTCGCTCAAGAGGCGCCTCCGCCCGAGGTGAAGAAGGCTCCGGAACCGGAGACCAAGCAGAAGATGGTGCCTAAGTCGCGCCTAGACGAGGTGTTGGCTAAACAGAAGGCGCTCCAGAAGCAGCTCGATGACCTAATGGCAGCGAAAACCGCCATTGAAACTGCTCCGGACACCTATGATTTCGCCTCAAAAGAGGTGGAGTATCAGAACATGGTGCTCGACGGGCAGCATGATAAGGCTGCGGCGCTCCGAGCGGAGATCCGTAAGGCAGAACGAGCTCAGCTTGAGTTTGAGCTGACCCAAAAAGTTGAGCAAAAGGTCACTCAGAGCCAGCAGATGTCGGCTTTGCAGCAGGCTGCGGCGGAGTTGGAGACGAACTTTCCGGTTTTCGACCGCAACAGCCCCGACTTTAATGAGAAATATACGCAGGAAGTGATTGATCTGCGTGACGCATTTATAGTCAAGGGCGAAAATCCTGTCGCTGCACTCTCAAAGGCGGCCAAGTTCGTACTCCGTGAGTACGATTTGGTCGACATGGGCACCCCTGAAGCCCCGTCTCTTGCGGCTACACCCGCCGCTAAGCCGGCGGTGGTCGATGAGGTCGCTAAGAAGCGAGCGGACGTCGCTAAAAAGCTTAAAGTGGCTGAATCACAGCCGCCTCAGCTCGTCGGTGAAAGTTCTGCGTCCCGCGGTGAGAAGGCGTTTGACATCTCTACCCTCACTGAGGACGAGTTTAATGCCCTCCCAGCGGCTACGCTGAAGCGGCTGCGTGGAGATGTCGTCTGATGGCTACGCGTGACCCGCGTTTAGCCCGAGCTGGTGTCTCTGGCTACAACAAACCTAAGCGTACACCTAGCCACCCGACAAAAAGCCACGTAGTTGTGGCTAAGTCTGGTGACCAAGTTAAGACGATTCGCTTCGGACAGCAGGGCGTCAGCGGCTCCCCCCGTAAAAAGGGGGAGTCGGAAGCCTATCGCAACCGGCGAGAGTCGTTCAAAGCCAGACACGCGTCGAATATTGCTAGGGGCAAGATGTCTGCTGCGTACTGGGCGGATAAAGTTAAATGGTAAGGGGGAAGTAATGGCTAAGAACTGGATCAAGGACGCGATTAAGAAGCCCGGTGCCCTGCGTAAGAGCATGGGCGTTAAGAAGGACGAAAAGATCCCGGCTAAAGAGCTGCGTGCAGCGGCTAAGAAGCCGGGTAAGACTGGCCAGCGCGCTCGTTTGGCTATGACCCTCCGCAAGATGAACCGAGGTTGAGTATGAAACCCTGTCCTAACTGCCCAACGCCCTCTCGCTGCGCTAAGGCGGGAAAATGCCTGAAGAAAACTGCTAGTGGGCCGCGTAAAAAAAGCAAATACTAGTTGCGAACTTTATAATCTGTTGTTAATCTACAACTGAACTCGTCCGTTGGAACGATATCCAGCCGTGTCGCACACGTAAAAAACGTGTTTGAACCCCGCCTGCGTAGGCGTTAAACCCGCCGAGATCGCGTCTCGTGAACACGCGCTAAGTCGTTACCCCACGATACGGGAGAACGGGTTAGCCGCACCAAAGAAGTCGGCAATAGCCTGGTAATGCAGGTGCATTACTGGATTTTGTAACGCAATTTATACAGGAGAAGCCAAATGGCTCTTACTAATTTTGCGGCGCTGACTAGTGAACAACTCACGGCGTGGAGCCGTGATTTCTGGCGCGTCGCTCGCAATATGTCGTTTGTGAACCAGTTCGCTGGTTCGGGTTCCAACGCGATGATCACGCGTGTCACTGAGCTGACCAAGTCGGACAAGGGCACGAAGGCCGTTATCACGCTGCTCGCCGACATGACCGGTGACGGTGTGACGGGTGACAACACCCTCGAGGGCAATGAAGAGGCGCTCCGCGCTTACGACATCACCATCGAGCTCGACCAGCTCCGTTTTGCGAACCGCATTGCCGGTCGCCTTGCGGATCAGAAGAGCGTGGTGAACTTCCGTGAGACGAGCCGCGACGCGCTTGCGTATGCGATGGCTGATCGTATTGACCAGCTCTCGTTCCTTACGCTTGCCGGTGTGGCGTACACGCACAAGACGAACGGTGCGCTTCGCAGCGTTTTGGCCTCGGGCCAGAACCTGTCGAACCTCGAGTTTGCCGCTGACGTGTCGGCCCCGACGGCATCGCGCCACCGCCGAGTTTCGGGCGACAACATTGTCGCGGGTGACACGACGGCCGTGACGGCGACGGATAAGCTGAAGTATCGGCACATCGTCGACCTCAAGGCTTACGCCAAGGATCAGTATATCCGTGGCGTGCGTAGCGCTGGCAACGACGAGATGTTCCATCTCTTCGTTACCCCGCAGCAGATGGCCGCGCTCAAGCTTGATTCGGACTTCCTTGCCAACGTGCGTAACGCTGGCATCCGCGGTCCGAGCAACCAGCTGTTCGCGGGTTCGAGCTCGCTGATGGTTGACGGCGTGATGGTCCACGAGTTCCGCCATGTGTTTAACACCTCTGGTGCGACGACTGGTACCTCGGCTAACGCCGGTGCGGCTGGCTACAAGTGGGGTGCGAACGCCAACATCGTTGGTGCGCGTGCTCTGTTCTGCGGCGCCCAGGCTCTTGCCATGGCGGACATCGGTCTGCCGGATATCGTCGAAGACACCTTCGACTACCAGAACCAGTCTGGTATCTCGATCGGCAAGATCTTCGGTCTCCGTAAGCCGAAGTACAACAGCGATGTCACTGCCAGCGTCCAGGACTTTGGCGTGATCGCTCTCGATACGGCTCAGTAAGCCGCCTAGGGGGCCCCCTCAACACGAGGGGGCCCTCGTTTTTAACGAGGAGTACTCGTGAAGGTATTCTCTGATCACGAGATTCGAGTAGCCACCCTTAGCGGTGCAGTCGTACTGTTGTCTCCCGGTGAAGAACGGGAACTGTCCGATGAAATCGGACTTCAATTGCTTCAGCTTGGAGCTAAGCAAGTAGGCACTGGGAAAGCATCACCGGCTCCTGCGCCGGCTCCTGCGAAAGAAGACCCGCTGATCGATCAGGTCGAAGTAGTCAAAGTTCTTGACGACGTCGTTACCGCAATCGAAAAGCTGGTCGAACAGGCGGACCCAGAAGACTTTAAGGCAGACGGGACACCCAAGGCGTCTGCCGTAAATCGGGTTGCTGGCCGGAACGTCAGCACCGAGGACCGAGAGGCTGCTTGGGATTTGTTTATCAAATCGTGAGGTAGGCCATGGCCGTTACCGTACAAAGCGTAGTCGACCGCGTTCAGAAGACCCTTCAGGACACCACTGGTGTTCGCTGGCCGGTTGTCGATGAATTGGTTCTTTGGGTTAACGATGCGCAGCGTGAGATTGCGCTCCTTAAGCCCGACTCTTCGGCGAAAAATACGACGGTGACTCTAACACCGGGCACCAAGCAGGAGATCCCGAACGACGGTAATCGGCTTTTGCGCGTGGTGCGCAACATGTCGGCCGCCACTAACGGACTCGGTAAGCGTGCTGTACGTATTGTGTCGCGAGAGGTGCTCGACGCTCAGACCCCCGATTGGCACGACCCCACTGTTTCTGGGGACGCAGCACATGCGTTGACTGTTAAGCACTACGTCTATGACGAGCAGAACCCCCGTAACTTCTACGTTTACCCTGGGGTTGCCTCGACTGGCGGGTCTGCCTTCGTAGAGATTATCTACTCGGCGAATCCGTCGACAGTGGCGCAGAACGGGAACCTGGATATCCCGGATATTTTCGCTAACGCTGTCATGAACTACGTTCTGTACATGGCGTACATGAAGGACGCGGAGTATGCGGGTAACAACCAGCGTGCGGCTTCGCACTTCCAGCTGTTTATGTCGTCAATCACTGGCAAGGGTCAGGTTGATGCTCTTACTTCGCCTAACTACGGTAGCAACAACGTTCCGCGAGTCCCGCAGATTTCTGCGCCGCCCGTAGGGTAATAAAACATGGCAACGCTCTACGAGTCGTTGTTGCCGGAAATCATCCCGATGGTACCCGGGTGCCCGGACACGTTGATTGAAAACAACATCCGGGCGGCTACCATCGAGCTCTGTGAGAAGGCAGCAGTCCTTCAATCTGAGCTTGATGCTGTTACAACTCGGGTTGGAACCTTTGAGTACGACCTAGAGCCGCCTACGGGTACCGTTGTCCACAGAATTATGTGGATGATCTACGACGGTAAGGACCTCGACCCGATTAGTACCTCTTTGCTCGAACAGCGTAAGCCGAGCTGGCGGGATGCGGCTAACCGTGGAACACCTGAATATTACATCAAGGTAAGCCAGTCGCTGTTCTGGATCGTACCCGTACCGAACGTTACCAAGGTCGGCGGGGTGATCCTGCGCGCCCAGTTAAAGCCGACGCAGGCGTCACTTTCCGCCGACGATGAGTTGATGTCGGACTATCGGGACACGATTGTTAACGGAGCACTGTACCGCCTGCTTCGCCTTCCTAGTAAGGAATGGACCGATTTTGCAGGGGCGCAGGTGTATGGTGCCCTCTTCAATGAGGGTATCATTGCTGCGGATAAGCGAGCCAGGCAGGCCGATGTTGGTATTGCTAGGAAGGTGTCTTATGGCGGAATCCATTCACCCTACTCGCGCCGAAGGAACCGGTACGGTAACGGCGGCTGAACCAGTAGTCGCTGATATACGTAAAGAGTGGGACTGGGTTAGAGGTGGGGTCGAAGAGATCCTACGCAACGCTAGGACACTTACCTACAGACCTGAAGATGTATACGCGCTGTGTATACAAAGGTCTGCTGTGTTGTGGGTTACGAACGAAGGTTTTGTTGTTTCGACTACTGAGGTAGACCCGTTTACTGACAAGAAGACCATGTTTCTATGGTTGGCTTGGGCTAAGGAGAGAGGTAATAGTCTAGTAGCTAAGTATCAGTCGTTTTTTGAGCGTGTAGCTCGTGAAGCGGGGTATAGTTACTTAGAGACTAGGTCTCCATTTCTTGGGCTGATGCATCATTTAGAATCGAATGGTTGGGTGGTCGACACTGTTGTGTATACGAGGGAACTATAGTGTCTAGCAAACCGAAAGCTGCTGACTACAAGCCAAGTGAGGCGGAGAAAGCATCCGCTTCGGTAGCTATGGCTGAGTACGAATACTTCAAGCAGAAGTATGACCCGCTGCTCCAACAGATGCGCGATAAGTCGATGACTGAAGACGTGCAGTCCACACTGCGCGGGCGTGCAAACGCTGACGTCATGCAATCGCTCTCTACCCCCAGTTACCAACGAGCGGCTGCTGCAGATTCGGCTGGCGACATGACTCAGGCGCTTACGGGTCAGCTTGGGGAAGCGAACGTTGCTGCAAAGCAGGTTCAAAATACCATGCAGTCAGGTGTCTTAGGGACTGCTCGTGGGCAAGCGGCTGATGCGCAGACCGGTATGGCGCAGGCCAGTAGGCTCGCGACGTCTAGTGCGCTTGAGAAGGCCCGTGCTAACCAACAGGTGGCTCAAGCTAAGCAGGCCGCTGTAGCTCAGGTTGCTAGTACTGCGGTGGCTCAAGGTATTGAGAACCGTGCTAGCGGCGGCACGTTCTTTACACCTAAGGACCCGAAAACCGGGCTTTCTGTGTCTAGCGTAAAAGACCGCTTTGCATACAGCACCTATGGTACTGCTGCTGGCAACATGCCTGTCGATCGCGGCTCTTTGAGCATAGCTGCCCCTCTCTTTACTCAGCCGGCTATGCCGGTTATGTCTACCCCGATGGTGCGGCCTGATGGGACTATTGGATACTTCTCCAACACACCTAGCCTCGATCAGTTCCGACGAACCATTGTTCAGGGGAGGTAAATAATGGCCACCTCTTCATTGTCTTCTTTGAGCGTTGAAGAACTCTTGCGGATGCAGCAGCAGGCGCAAGTCGGAGCGTTTAGCTCCGGTTTGCGAGAAGTCTCTGATCCAGAAAAAGCGTATGCTGATCTGACTCGACAAGAGTACCTAGACTACGTTGCTAACTACCGTAAGTTTGAAGAGCAGCTTATCCAGAAAGCACAGACGGATAAGACGCTTATCGACCAGGCCCGGGCCGACGTCGGCACTGCTTCTGCTCTAACACAGGGGATCGCAACTCGTAATGCCGAGCGGTACGGGGTTGCCCTAACGCCGGATCAGATACAGCAGCAACGACTGTCTATGCAACGAGCGTCTACGCTTGGTGGTATACAAGCGGTCAACGATGCGAAAATTGCCCAGCGCGAAGCAAACACAGCGCTGCTTTCTGACCTGATTAACATTGGCCAGGGCGTAAACCGCGCTTCGCAGCAGCAACTTGGGTCTGCTGCTGGTGACGCAACAGCGCGTCGCAACGCGTACACTCAAGCAAAAGCACAGTCAAAAGCAAACACTTATTCCACGATCGGTTCGCTGGCTTCAGCGGCTATCCTGGCGTTTGCGTTCTAGAGGTAAGTCATGGCACAAGATCTTGGTAGCGCAATACTTGCTGGAATCCAAGGAGTACAGGCTGGAGCTCGCCAGCGCCAGCAGTTGCTTATGCAGCAGCAGGAGCTGGATCTTGCTCGTGAACGGGCTGCGCGTGAGCAAGAGCAGCTCCAACTAAACAAAAATGTTGATGCCCGTGCTGAAGCGCAGGCCAATGAAGAACGCAGTAAGTTTGCTAAAGGCAAACTGTTCCAGGATGCGGACCGAGTGTTTGGTCGTGGCCAAGCTCTGGGCGTTATCCGTAAAGATGGCACTATTGACCGTGACGCCTTAGCAAAAGGTGTTAAGGCCGGAGACGAGCAGTACACTCGTTTTCTCGCTGACGTCATGAACGTCAACAAACTCGAAGAAGCAATCGGACGTAATAACTACGCCCCGACTGATTTTGCTTTTACGGGGGTCGACAAAGAAGCCCTTAAGCAGGGCAGGCTCGTAATAACTGGTTCCTACAGAGATGGCCGACCAGGGGTTTTGACCGCTCAGGGTGGGTCCGGTCCTGACGAGAACGTCGTTACTAGCACTATCGACGAGGGGGTTGATCTTGCTATTACAGGCTTGCAGACTCGTGTTATTCCAAACTCTAACTTTGGCGCTACTAGCGCCGAAAGTCGTTTTCGCACTGGTCTTGCTGTAGGCAATACTATTGCTGAAGCTAATAAGAACAAGCCGCCATTTTACGCAGAGTCTGGCGGTGCTGGAGCGCGCACTGTCCTCAATGCTATTGATGCTAGCGGTCTTCCTGTAGAAGCCAGCCGCACGTTTATTTCTCAGCTTTCGTCTATTAAAGACCCGCGTCAGAAGCAAGAATTTATTTGGCAGGTAGCCAAAGATCTCGGCGTTGAAGCCGAAGTAAATATGCGTGGTGGAGCTTCGTCTACGGTACTTGGGGCTGATAGGCCTTTTGATACCGCAACAGATTCTTCTGACAGGCTCGACGGCATTGCGCGGCAACCTACTTCGCCCAGCCTCGGCGTAAAAACATTTGATAGACAACTTAAAACTCTGCGAGAAAGAGCTAATGCTCTTCCTGCCGGATCTCCCGCTAGAGAGAATATAGAGAACAAAATAACCGAGGTAAACACTCGTCGCGGGGACTTTATACGTAGCGAGAACCAAGCTACGTGGGATTCCTACACGGCAGACTCAAAGAAAGCCGAAGAAGCTCTTGCTAAGCCTAACGTGACTGCTGAGTCACGCGCGTATTGGAACGCACGTAAGCAAGACGTCGATAAGAAGAAGCAAGCTTTCATCAAGGCTGGTGGCTACACGCCGATCCAGCGTACGACTGACTATCAGGTTCTGGAGCAGAACGTAATCTCTCGCATTCGCGAGCTCCCCCCCACCGATGTTGCGCGGGCCATTCAGAGCGGGGCGTTGAAGTTTTCCGAGCCAGAAGTTCGCGCATTGCGCGCTCGTCTGACCGAGGCTGGCGTGTCTGGTACAGCTGGTAACGCTATCCGCACCGCTTCAAAGTCCCTTCCGCGAGAAGAACTTATTGCAACTATGGCGGTAGCCTACGCTCAATCAACTGATCCTGGCCAACAGCAGCAACTTATGACGATGATCGCCAACACTGGCGAGACCGGAAGCCCATTCTTGAGCGCCGTTAAGCGCCGAGATCAGGAGCTGGAGGCTGAGTCTTTGGCCATGAGAGGGCGAGAAGTACAGGCCAGTAGGGAAGCAACCGCGGCTAAAGTAGCAGGAGACGCCACCGCAGTTAAACTCGCTAACATACAAGCGCTACAGAAAACGCTTGATGAAGGCGCGTCCATGCTCAATCCAACTGTAGATGGACGCCCGACTAAGGGAGACATCGACGCGGTCTCCAACTGGACCAGAATGTCACTTCCGAAAAACGAGGCGTTTATCCGTCAAATGGCTCGAATTGATCCAGTTGCAGCGCGTGAATACTACGGCGTTCATATGGGGCAGGCGTCACAAGCAGCAGCCGTTATATTTGACGAGTTGCCGAGCGCAGGGCTTTTAGGTGGTGCCAAAGACGTGCTCTACGATTGGTTTGGTACCAAGCCTACAGTGGACACTATGGCTCAGCGGCTTCAGAATGTACGGGCCGTAACTGATGCGGATGGAACTGTCACGTCGTTCTATCTAGTAAATCGTGGAACTGGTAGAAAGCAGGGTAAAGAAATAACCGCTACCCAGATGCAGAGCATCGATGGGGGCCCCGAGATGTTCCAGATTTTTGCACGTCAAGCTCTTATCAACGAAGAAATAGCCTCTGGCCGTGCTGCCCAAAACGCTAGGCAGCAATAACCCGCATGGCCACTGAGCAGTACGACCCGTTTGCTGAGTTCCTTCGCGCTGGGAATGAGACTAGCCCTGAAGAGGATCTGCAGTTTCAGCAGTTCCTTGGCAACGCTCCTAAAACCGAGTTCAAGGGACGAGCGGCTACGCTAGGTGAAGAGTTTAGCGCGGCCGTTGAATCTGGCGCTCAAGGACTGGCTGCTGACCTCGAATACTTCAAAGCCCTTGGGAACACCTTAATCGGTGACACTAAAGCTGCCGAAACTAATATTCGAGAAGCGAGGCTTCGCGAAGAGTTTGCTGCTGCTCCGCTTGATGGGCTTGAGACCTTTGAGCAGTTCTTGGACCAACCTACGTTTAGTGGGTTTATCAGCCAAGCAACACGTGGTTTTGGCCAGGTCCTACCCTCCGCTGCTTTGTCTATTGCTAGCGCTGGTACTGGCGCACTGACCGCGGTTGTCGGCCGCGGTGTATTAAACCAGGTAAACCGCCAGGCGGCCAAGCGCATCATCAAGGATTCGGTCGACCGCACCGTCCAAGGCGTTGCCGACCCTGCTGAACAGCAGATTGCTGAGCTGGCTTACGGGTCTCTCCGACAGGCTGCTACACGAGGTGCAATTGGCGGCGGTTTTGCTGCCGAGTTCGCACCGCTGTCTGGTAGTAATCTGTCGGAGGCGCTTGAAGCTGGAAAACCACTCGATGAAGGTACTGCGCTACGTGCGGCGGCTGTCGCTGTCCCGCAGGCCGCCATCGGTGTCGGTAGCGAATATGCGTTGCTTAAACTAATAGGCGAGCAGGCTACAAAACGTGCGGCTGTAGAAGGCGGAGTCTTTGCCAACTTTGCCAAGCGCATGGGTACCGGAGCACTGCAAGGTGGTGCGATTGAAGGCACAACCGAACTCATTCAAGAAGGTATAGCGGTCGCTAACCGCGCCGATCTTGATCCGCTATTTACTGCCGAAGACGCCAAGTTACGCTTGGCCGAATCTGCTTTTGCTGGTTTCTTCGGCGGCGCTGCTCCCGGTGCAGCCGGTGGTGCGATTGGCGCCGCTGGCGACGCAATGTCCAGAGTTCCGCAAGGTGCTCGCGACGCAGCCGGCGGCGTTGTAGATAAAGCCGCCAACATCTTTGATAAAGCCAGACGCATGCTGGACACCGCCCGTGAGCAACGGGTCAATGACCAGATCAACCGAGAACAGTTCGGTGACATCTTCTCTGGTGGTACTACCCCCGAGCCGGAGCGTGATATTGACGCACAGCTTCGGGCGATGCTTGACCCTACTAGCGGCAAACAAGCCGTTTGGATTGCTGGCGAGGCTACGAAGATCAAAGCCCGCCCTAATAAGATCTCGGAGATAGTTATAGACGGCACCGAAGCTTTTGCTTCGTTTGTTCCTGGACGCGGCACCATAGTCTCTACTGACCGTAATCTGGTCAATGAAGTCATTGCTGCCGGAGCATCGGATAAGGCGCTACAGGTTGCTCTTGGATACAGCTCCGTAAAAGACGCGGCCAACCCTGGCGACTTAGTCGTTCAGGTATTTGACCGAGACGGACGAGTCATTTCCGAAGAGGCAACTAGCCAAGACAACTTACCCGCCGCTTTTCAAGCGGCTAGCAAGTTGATGCCGCAAGGCGGTCGTATTGAACAGACCACCGTCGAGAAAGCACTCGAAGATCGCAAGCGCCGTTTTGAGGCCGAGCAGCGCGTCGAAATACGCGAGATGAATGTCGAAGACGATCAGGACGGCACTGAAGACCAGACTGACATAGACCTTTTTGCTCAAGGATCTCAAACGATCCAGGGACAACGTAACGAGATCGGCGTTTATAAGAAAAAAGATCCCGCGGCTACGTTTGCTAATACGGCTGAGGCCAGAGCAAACTACGAGCGCGTGTTTGGCTACACGGACTGGACGTCTCCTCGGTTTGCGAGTATGAGCGAGCAGATGCTTAATGCTGCAGCTAGCCGACAGAGCAATAACCCTAACGTCGCTGTCATGATTGAGGACACACCAGACGGTAAATTCCGTTTGGTTGAAGAAGAGTATGGTCAGGAGGACAAGTTTAGGTTTACTAAGCTAGTCAAGGACAAAGAAACTGGGCGGGAGTCCACTCAGACTTTGCTCCTCAACTTAAGTGACTATTTAGTTGAATCTGTCCGAAGAGCCTACCGAGTTGCTGGAGACTTAGCGTTTAGCCAGAAAAAGGGCGACAACCGTTCAGCTCGTCTCTCTCCAGAGTTTTCAAGGCTTCGGCGTGACTCGCAGAGAGTGACCGTAGTATCCCCGAACGGTAGGTCAGTAAACGTTGCCTTGTGGGACTTAGTTAACTCTGGGCGAGGGCTTTTGTTTGGTCGCGGGCAAAGCATGCTTGGCGTTACAGACGCTAGGGGCAGAACTATTTCGGATCCTAAAGCAGCAGCTAGAGACGCTTTTTCCACGCTACTCGCTGACATGCTTATTCAAGGATACGACGTTCAGGTGGATGGTAAATCCATCAGTAACGCTATACCGGATTCAGCTCTAGACGTGACAGCTTGGATAGACGGAAAGCGTCCGGTAAGTCTCGGGGAACTGCTCCAGCGAGATGACAGGCTTCCGTCTGGCAAGCGGCTGCTTGTGTTTAGATCTGAAGAAGAAGCCGCGGTGTACGAAGGTCGGTTGCCGCTTGGGCGTGGTGAAAAGAGACCGGCCCCATTTAACCGACTCACCGGGCTTACAGCCTCGCAGCTTGCCACGCAGCAACGCAGTTATGCGGAGCGTGGTTATGCCACCATTGTAGAGAACGAAGAAGACTTTGATCCTACCGCGGTAGAAGATAACGCCGCGCCTACTGAACCAACTGAGGATCTACCCGACACTTCAATTGATGCGCGTACAACACCATCTACGGTTCGTACTGTTGAAGAAGCTCCGCTGTCTCCGCGAGAGCAGCTGGTCGTGTCTACCTCGGTTAACAACATGGTGCAAGGCGTCATTAATGACCTGCTGACGGCGCTTAATTTTAAGAACCCCCCGAAGATCTATACATTTGCACAACTTGATGGGATGACTCCGGAACAGCTTGCAGCTGAGTTCCAGGGTATGGCGGAGGCTGTAACTACCAGCCTAAACAAGATGCGCGAGAACCGGAGTAACTTCGGTAGGCACGTATCTGGACCTTCTGGCAAGGTGATTATTTACCGTGAGACTAGCAACCCTTTGCAAGACGCAATTGTGGTTGCTCACGAGATCGGCCACAGCCTTTACAAAGAAGAACGGGATAAGGCCCTTTCAAACAAAGCGCTTCGCGACCGCCTCATTAAAGCCTACAAAGCATCGCCGTCGTTCAAGGGTCTTTCTGATCAGTACGGTTTTGATCGTGGATTTGAAGAGTGGTTCTCTGACCAGGTAGCACTGTGGGCTAGTAAACGGTACAAGAACAAGCAGCCACAAAAGCTTGGGGATCGCTTCTTCCGGGATTTCGTAAATCGGCTTCGTAACTTGTGGCGCGCTACTAGCGAAAGTTTCCGCAAGCGTTTTGGGCAGAAGCCAAACGAAGACTTTGAGTCTTTTATGGACTCTGTTATCGAGTCACGTCGTACCCAGGTTAACGAAAACGGGCTTAGTTTTACGGAAAAAGCGTTTGTATACGAACTGGATGAGATGTCTATCCAGTCCGGTGGACCAGCTTTGTCTGCGCACTGGGAAGCTAAGATTGCTTCGATAAAGCGCAACAAGTACGTACAACCAATCCTCAAGTTCGTTATGACCGCCGACGGCATACTTCGTATGTACGGTGGGGACGAGCTTGCGGATATGTTTTATGTAAGGTCTCAGGACCCTACTGGGAAAGGCCGACTTGGCTTTGTGCCACAGGCCGCACGCACATTTGATGAGTATAAGAATCGTATTGAGAAAGAGATCGGGTCTATGGACGATCCGGCAGTGGTCGCAGCCATGGAAGAGGCGGCAAGCTCAACGCCGACCGCCCAGCTCACCGGTAAAGCGCGGCAGATCCGCGAATTCCTCGACCAGCTGTACGACGACTACATTCTGCCGTCGAACACGGACATCAACCGACAGCAGGACTACTTCCCAGTCGCTTTGAATCTCATGGAGATCCTGGGTCGACCGGACGAGTTCATCGACCTCATCGTTGCGAACAGCCCCAGCATCTCTCGCGATGTTGCCCGCGCTTCGGTTGATAAACTCATGCGGGTTCAGCAGGCGATCCTTGATGACCGTCCGATAACGATCGATCCAACGAATCCTGCGTCTGACGTTGCCAAGGCGATTCTGCTGACCAGAGGCGTACCCCGTGAGATCCTGCAGCAGGCGGGGTTCCTGCAGCCGCCAACCTATGCGTTCAGCAACTATATCCGTCATGTGGTGAAGCGCGTTGAATTTGACCGCGCTACAAAGGACAACGAGGGTAACGATCGCCTTAAGCCGCTTCTCGACTCGCTGAACTCAGAGGATCGCGAGGCCGCTATGGCGGTGCTAAATACTTACCTCGGCTACCGCGCACCGCTTAGCCCGTTTTGGCGCAAGCTTAATAGCTGGGGGCAGTTCCTTCAGTTTGTCACTATCCTTCCATTTGCCGCACTGTCTTCGGTTACGGACTTGGCTGGACCTGTTATTGCTTCAAAAGAATTCGGTGCGCTAACCACGGGCATGAAGGAAGTTATCGCGACAATTAAGAACCGCGATGAGGCTATGCAGTTGGCTCGTGACATAGGTGTAGTTACGCCAGAAGCGGTAGCCAACTCCTGGATTACCGAAGCAGATGCGGATTACATGGACCCGATGGCGCGTAAGGCGTCTGATTGGTGGTTCAACATCACTGGCCTTAACTGGTTTACCCGGTTTACCCGTGAGTTTGCGGCTGGCATGGGCGTGCAGTTCATCACCAAACATGCCCGTAACGAGTTCAATAACCCGCGAGCGGATCGTTACCTCAGCGAGCTTGGCCTGACACGCCAGGAAGTGCTGGACTGGATCGCTGGAGGTCGCAAGCTGACCACGCCAGAAGGCAAGAAGGTAGCCCAAGGTCTGCAACGGTTTGTGGAGTCATCGACTCTGCGTCCGAACGCAGCAGAGCGTCCTGTTTGGGCGTCTGACCCACACTACGCTTTGATTTGGCAGCTAAAGGGGTACTTCTACTCATACGGTAAGGTCATCCTTGGCGGCATGTTTACCGAAGCAGAAACGCGACTTAAAGACCAGAACATCGGAACTCCGTGGGGTCGAGTCGGTTCGGCCGTTGGCCTGATGGCCCTTACTGCTGTGGCCACTATGCCGCTTGCCATGATGGGTATGGAGCTTCGTGAGTACGCGAAGTTTGGCCTAGCCGCGCTGTTCCCATTCGTTGAAGCAGACCAGAAGTACTTCAAGACAGACCGTATGGACTGGCCGGAGTACCTTGGCACCGCTTTTGAGAAGTCGAATTTTGGCGGTCCGTTTGCCCTTGTAACTGGTGCGTCACAGGCTACTAATTTCGGCGACAGCCCATTGTTTACGCTTCTTGGGCCTACGGCTGAAACCATAGACACGGCGTTCCAGAACGGATGGCGCGTAGACAAGACGTTGAAAGACCGGTTGTTGCCGATCTACAACCAACTTTAACTAGGAGTAACTAATGCCTATACCAGCAGTACTAGCACCACTTTTGGCCGGCGGCCTCAATTTAGTGGCTAACGCGGTTCAAGCCAAGGGTAAACAATGGGTCGAAAAGAAGCTCGGGGTAGAGCTCAAGCCAGAGATGTCAGATGAGGATCTGGCTAAGGTGCAGATGGCTGCGATGGAGCATGAGGAAGAACTGCTTCGTCTGAAACTTGAAGAGAACAAGTTGGACTTGCAGGAACTTGAGATGTACCTCAAGGACACGGACTCGGCTCGGGATCGTGAGATTCAGATTGCCACCTCTGACAAGGCTCCGCTTCTCAACAAGATCATCACACCGATCCTTGCCCTTTCGATCCTGCTGCTGACCTTCGCCCTCTTTGGCGTGGTGATGTTCGACAACAACCCTGTTGACTCGACCCGCAAGGACATCCTGATCTACATCTTGGGCGTTCTCTCGGCCATCAGCACTCAGATCGTGTCGTACTACTTTGGCTCCTCGCAAGGCTCCAAGGACAAGGCTGACCAACTGAAGCAGGTGCTAAAATGAGTCTCGTTAGCGAACAGGCGGCGTTCCTTTTAGACGTATGTAAACTCGTCCAAAAAGCCACAGAGCTAGGTTTTGTGGTCACTGGGGGAGAACTGGCTAGAACTACTGAGCAGCAGGAGATCTACGTCAAGACTGGCCGGTCTAAGACAATGAATAGCATCCACCTAAAGCGGTGTGCTATTGACCTCAACTTCTTCAAGGGCGGTAAGCTAACATACGACCGGGGGGCGCTTCAGCCCCTAGGCGATTACTGGGAGTCGCTGAACCCTAAAAACCAGTGGGGCGGGAACTGGCGGACGTTTAAAGACGTCCCACACTTCCAACGCACAGTTTAACGTGCATTTGCAACCCGCCCCTGTTACTATTTTCAGGGGCACCTCTACCTCTAGAAGGGTTAAGGATGGCTGAAAAAATCAAATTGGTCCAGGGCGACACGTATCCGCAGATACAGGTAACCCTTACAGACGAGAACTCTGGGGCCGCTATCGACCTAACTGGTGGGACGATTACCTTGCACTTTCGTGAGGTAGGCTCCACCACTGTCCTTTTTTCGCGGGCTGGGTTCGTTAACCCCGGTACCGCTAATCAAGGTAAAGGCATCTTTATCTTTCAGCCGACAGACTTAAACCTCCCGGCTGGTGAGTACGAGGGTGAAGTCGAGGTTTATTGGGCTGGGATCGGGGCTAGGCAGACTGTCTACGACATGCTCAAGTTCCGGATTCGCGAAGACATTGCTTAACCAGTACGAGGTTTTCTATCATGGCTGTAACGTATTCAACCGCTGTAAAAAATGCCCGCCTTCTCGCGGTACGGGACCAGATTGATGCCGGTTCGGGCCCTGGTGTCCTGCAGATCGGCACCGCTGGTATGGCGACTGTGCTTGCCGACATCACCCTTAGCGACCCGTCGGCTACTGCTGCAAGCGGCATCCTGACGTTCTCGGGCTTCCCAAAGAGCGACTCCGCTGCCAACGCAACTGGTGTCGCAGCAGCAGCCCGTATTCGGGATAGCGCTGGGACGGACGTAATTACCGGACTTACGGTCGGTACGTCTGGGACCGACATTATCCTCGACAACACGTCGATTAACGCTGGCCAGACGATCACAATCAACTCGGCCACCATCACCCACGC